GCCTTTGAAGAGCTTGATATTCGTAGAGGGCAATTTAAAGTTGCATTTAATTATCTACGTAATCATATTGGTGATTATTATAATCGCGATTTATATATAGTTGAAGTTGCACCTGACCGTGATGAAATACATTTACGGTTTGTAGAGTACCAAGAACAACCTACACCTATATTTACTGATGAGTTAATCGGACAAATAAATGATATCAATAAACGCTATTCTGTTAATTTTGGTGAAAATGAATTATACCGCATTATTAACGCGAAAGGTGATGAGAATGATTTATATTTAAAAATTTATGGTACCTTTGATGAGACTACCGTTGAAGAAAAGCAACGTGTATATTTAGTCGAAGAATTAATACAGCCATACATTGATAATGTTAATATTTTACCACCTGCCGCGGATGATGCGTTTAATACATTACGTGGACCAAATTGGGATATCGAAACCGGGTATGGTACAGTTACCGAAACTGATTTCAAAAGCTGGAATGATTTATTAGATACTAATTTATCGACAAGCCAGCAAGTAATCGATAGATATTTCTCAGGTTCCTTGCAAGGAGCTGATTTAAATATTGATTTTACTAATTTTGAAAACTTTGTACATTATTCATCGGCAACAGAAAGATTATTAAATTTCCGATATAAATTACAGCTTATAGAACATTATGATACTCAAATTGGTACATTATCAGCTGCTAGCGGATCTGATTCAGGTTCTATTGTTGGTAATATCGGAGTTAATCGACAACGTAAGGATAATGTAGTTGGCTCATTTGATCTATTTGAACGATGGTTATATAATGAACCAACTTCAAGCTTAACGACACATGGTGTTAGTGGCTCTGCGATATTTGCTGAAACCTATACTTTACAGCCATGGCCAAAATATTTATCAAATGGTGTTTATGTTAATCATCATACAACATCATCCCTAGGTACTAGTTGGTATACAGGATTTTCATCTACAGCCTCGCTATATGATTTGTCAAACGATGATTCATTAACTAAGACCATACCAGAACACATTCGTAATGATGCGAATAACGATCAATATGATCTGTTCGTTAATATGATTGGTCAGCATTTTGATATATTATGGACCTACGTAAATGCACTTGCTACCAATTTATACACCCGTGAGGAGCATCCTAAATTAGGTATGTCAGCCGATCTGCTAAAACCAATGGCAGAATCAATGGGGTGGCAATTAACTAATGGTAAGCAAGCCGAACAATTATGGCAATATAAATTAGGATTAACTCAATCAGGTTCTTATCAGTCTACCGGATCGTTATTTAGTAAGTCAGGCGAATCGATTACGCATGAAGTATGGAGAAGAATAGTTAATAACTTACCATACCTGCTTAAGACAAAAGGTACCACCCGCGGTATTAAAGCTTTAATGAATGCCTACGGTGTTCCACAAACGTTATTATCAATTAGAGAATATGGCGGACCTAAGGTCGCAAATGATACCCCAGCATTAATTGAAGACCGTAGAGTATTTGGATTAGAATTAACAGGTAGTAATGTAATTTCTAATTGGAGAGCAGTAACGCTATCAAATGTATCTGGATACCAATCGGTACCATTTACCCAGGAGTTGCGATTTAAATCTCAATATACTAGCTCGGAACAGTCTGTTCTAGCATTATCAGATAAATGGTCAGTATCTATAGAATCTACCGGTTCATTATCAGGCTCAGCAAATTATGGTAGAGTTAACTTTTATATATCTGGATCCAGTGGATATGTATCATCCTCCACGCCATATGCTCCTATATTCGATGGTGATTATTGGAATTTAAGAGTACAAGCAGCTGTTACGCCTTCTTATGATGCTGCTACTGATATTAGTACTACGGCGCAAGCCTGGAATATTAAATGCCAAAAAGCTGCAGATCATGCCATCGGCCGGATTACTCATGCTATATCTTCAAGTTTAGTATTACTTGATACAAATGCAATGACCGGCAGTAATAGTGCAAGTTATAATGCATCCTGGCGAGATAGTGGATTGCATTACGTAGGCGGCATTGCAAATTCTGCTATTAATGTTACGCAAGGATTAAGTGGATCTATTCAAGAATATCGCGAATATATTGAAAAAATTAATGATACTACTTTTGATTTGCATACTTTCAATCCTACTTCATATGTAGGTAATAACGAAACATCATCATTTGATACTTTAACTCGCCATTATGTTTTTGGTACCGATCAAAATACTTTTAACCATTCTGTAATTACTAGCATTACTAGTTCACATCCAGATCAAAGCAAATTATCTTTTGGTGTTGGAATGACTACTTTTGCAACAGCTAGTGGATTTGCGAATGAAACTAATTATGATAATAATGTAGAAACATATTATGTCGATGCGCCTTCCTTAGGTGGTAATAATTTCCGTAGCCAAAAAATTAGATTAGATAATAATCGATTGGTTAATGTATTATCACCAGAAAATACAGCACAAAGAAGTAAATTTGAAAACGCGCCTATCGATTCAGAACGATTAGGATTATTTTATAGTGCAGCCGATCAATATAACAAAGAAATTTTCAATCATATCGGACCGGTAGAATTGGATGATTATATTGGTGATCCAAATGATCAATTTGAAATGAGCTATCCGGACCTAACTAGATTTGCTCAACAATATTGGAAAAAGTATACAGATAGAAATGATATAAATGATTACATTCGTGTATTTAGTTTATATGATTTTAGCTTATTCGAGCAGATAAAGCAAATGTTACCAGCACGTGTTATACCTAGTGTTGGATTACTAGTTGAGCCTAACGTATTAGAGCGTTCTAAAGTTTTATTAAATGATAAACCGATAGTAGAGCAGCCTGCTTATTCCGCTCTGATAGCTGATAAAGAACCAACCTCATCAGCTGAATATATATTGTATTCAGGATCTATTCAACCGGTAGCAGATTTGTTAAAAGCAAGTACGGTATTCCATATAAGTGCAAGTGGATATGATGATTCTCCAGGCACATTTACAGCAGAGTTTTCCGGATCAGATCCTTTTGCTCCTATGAGCTATACGATAACAGAAGCATTATATACTGCATCCAGTACTGGATATTATAATAATGATATTGAAATACCAGCAACTTGCAGTGTTATTAGAAATCCTAGATCCTCGGAAATATTTCGGCAGGTAGAGCGTGATTATAATCCTAACCAGGCTTTTAGACACTATCCATTAAATAACTATATTAATGGTAAGGCTCATGATTTAAGTTTAAATACCGAACATTCTACAGGTAATAAAAGAGTACTTAATAACACTACCGGGTCTACCGCGAACCAATTAGATATAACGGCTGGTAATTTTGGTAAATTCTTATTATCAACTAGTTCAAATCATCCTACGGCAAACTATGCACCTTGGTCATGGCCTGCAGGTAGTCCGGATTTCCTCGCGGGATATGTATTAGATGATCACCGAATACAGGCGACAGCTAATCCAACTAGTTGGCTGCAGGTTGAGTTTAATGCTCAAGGACCATATGGACTATATGATTATGACGGCACGGACCGGCCATATTCTGGTTCTGGATATTTTACAGATAATAGTCAGACTAAAATTCATATAGATGATATCAAGCCTATAGATGGTCTAAATACAGAGACATACGACTTCAAACTTATATATGCTACGTCTTCCGCTGAATTAACTAATCGTATTAGTAATTCATCATACCAATTTCATTTTTCCGCATCAATAACAGGCTCAGTACCTGGGTTAACATATACCGATAATTTTACACCACTTATTATAGGCGGCACTGCACCGGCGGACTTAGGAGTAGGGGTTAGTAGATCTGGCTCGAGGTTTAGTTTTGATTTAACAGATTTTAATCAGACACAAAAATTATATCTTGCATTTAGCGCTCAGTCATCCTCGGCAACACCAACGGGCATTGCATTAAACCAAGTTAAACTATCCAATGTTCAAATCGATCCATTCCCAACCGAACCTGTTGATTTTAATTTTTATTCTAGTAACTTAACTCGAGTAAGTGCATCTGTATCATCATCAGAGACAAGATATAATGGTCGGGAGTTTGTTAATATACGTGACGTGAGTTTGCCAACAGCAGGTGCTAGTGGATCTTGGAGCGTCGCTTGGTTAGCTCAAGAAGATGTTGGGCATACGGGGTCCGTTAGAGTAATGCTTGGTTCTGATACTACCGGCGAACCGTTTATTGAATTTCATGAAGAAAATAAATTGGCGTTTCGACCTAATCCAGTAACAATAAATGGAGTTACTAGTTATCCATTTGCAAAATTTGATACTGTTATCAATCGTGAAGCACTTAACCATTATGCATTATCATATGATGGTGGTAGTATGGCAGGATATACAAATGTTAAGTTTTGGCTAAATGGTCAATACCAAGGAGAGAAAAGTGCAAGCAGTGCTTTGGGAGTTGTAGGATGGACGGGTAGTTTATTTACTTTAGCAAACATTGGATCTGGCATCGGTGGTACTAACGGTACATATGGATTTGCAGGATTGATAGGGCAAGTGCAGGTATATGATAATTTAGTATTCTCGCAGGAAGAAGCAGAGCGATTATGGCAATATCCACATCACCGAATTATTAGAGACCCGCATGCAAATATTCAAGCTACAAATATAAACTTAGATATTGTAGTAAGCCGATCATTAGAAACAGCTGGGTATAACGATGATTTCTTCACTCAAACAAATAACCTATATTATAATGGATGTCGTATAACATCTGCAGATATAAACGTACCGACAACACAGACACCAGACAATAGTGCTGTAGTAACGGTATTTGAAACTAATCCAAATCAAATCATATATTCACAGAATGCGCGTAACGGTAATTTGAGAATCAGGTAATTATCGAGCATGCGTATATTTATTAAAAAGGAAGTAAAACTATGGGATACTTAAACAACAGTTCTATCACGGTAGATGCAATTCTCACGAAAAAAGGTAGAGAATTATTAGCACGTGGTAGAGATGAATTTCAAATCACGCAATTTGCTTTAGCTGATTCTGAAATTGATTACGATTTATATAATCCGGCACATCCATTAGGTACTGCATATTATGGTGCAGCTATTGAGAATTTGCCAATTGTTGAAGCGTTGACAGATGAAACGCAGATGATGAAATATAAATTAGTAACACTACCAAAAGGTACTGCAAGGATACCGGTTGTAAGAGTAGCTCAAAACACTATTAATTTAGAATCAGGCGAGCAGACAAGAATTAATCCACAGACGGTTAATTTTCAAAATGGCAATCAGCAGTTTGGATATACAGTTATTCTTTCTGATTCAGATGTAGCCGAAGTTAGAGTTGCGAGATCAGCACCAAATAGTTCCGCTGCATCAGTACCGCAATTCGTTGGTGATAACGAAGCTGCTCAATCAGTAACAGTCTCTGGTATTGAATTTGAAATAACTGCAAAAGAGCAATTATTATCAGATAAATCAGCTACTATATTAATTATAGGAAATGAGACCGGCGGCCGTGCTACTATTAACTTAACCGTACGTAGATTAGAAGTTGCTACTACGGCAGGTGCACCGACATCGCAATCATAAAAGGTAAAAGAAAATGGCATTTAATAATAGACCAGTTAGAAGAGCAACGGCAGCCAGGACGGCCTTACCAGCAGCTGCTACACGCGAAACATCAAACACATCAACCACTCAGCAAATACAATCATTAGCTAGTCAATTAGCTAATCAGATTCTACGAGAAAGAGAGGTTGCATCTAGAAGAGCGAGATTAGGTAGAGTATTTACTACTTTCGATCCTGCAGAAGATGTTATTCCTAATCAACAAGAAACTGTTACAAAGGCTTTATTTTCAAATAATGTCGGCAACCTTTTAACTTACTTTACTTCTTCAACTGCTACGGCAACTCAAAAAACTTATTTTCAAAATATATTTAATGGCAATCCTACCGGTACCGGTTCATCACAATTATCTATTGCATTTGGTGATCGAAATGGTTCTGGTTCTGTTGATTTAACAGGTAACTTAAATAATGATACTCCTACTCGAGCTATTTATAAACAATATGCTCAATTGGTATTAGAACCTAATGATACTAAATTTACCATTAATGGTGTTGATACCGATAGAATTTATGTAGTTAATTTTAATCGAGCTAGATTCCGTGAAAAATTAGATCCTGGCAACGTAGAATTCAATATTGCATTTTTATCAGGCTCTCAAGCAGTTGCAGGTGGAGTTTCGTCTAATGCTGGCATGACTGGATCGGCTGTGAAAGTAGATGGTACTAATAGGGTATTAAGAGTTATTGATGATTCAGGAGCTTCTCTAGGAAATGTATCTGAGGCTGGATTAGTTTATAATTTAGTATCTGGTTCAATTGTGGATGGTATTAATACTCCATCCACTCCACAGTATTTTGGACTTCTATATCCTCAGCATGGATATGCAATATTCGATGCTAATAAATTAGATACTACGGCATCTTTTGAAACAGTAACAGGTTCATTGATTCAAGGTGATAATGCAATTAAATTGTTTACTGCAATATCCGGAGCCGCTACTATCATTCAAGGAAGTAATAAATTTGGTATTCAAGCAAGATCATCGGAACAAGTAAAATCTACTTATTATTATGTACGTGTTAAGAATGGAGAATATAATTATTCAAACAATCCTTCATTCGTAACCGGTTCATTGGGTCAATTAGCATTTAGTACTTTTGTACAAGATCCTCAAGTATATCTTACTACCGTTGGATTATATAATGAAAGAAAAGAAATGCTTGCTGTTGCTAAATTAAGCAAGCCAGTATTGAAAGCCTTTACAAGAGAAGCACTTATCAAAGTTAAATTAGACTTTTAACAAATAATGTCACGATATGCCACAACCGTCAGTATTTCGAGCATTACGACCTAGCGATAAGCAGTTTACGCCTTTTCAGACTTACAAGAATTATAGTGTAACAAATGCATTACCAGCTGGTTATGAATTATTACATGCTATCCATGCAAAAAGAACTCCAGCCATAAGTGCAAGTTCTGCAGCAAATGATCCTACCAATACAAATGGTATTAACCAGCATGTTGCCTGGAATGCTATAGACCATCGATATTATCGCCATCCATATGATCCTGCTAAGACAGCAGAATTAACCGATAGAAGAAAAACGGATAAGTTTTTATTTTATTCTGCATCATTATTATCCGTTCCTTATTTTGAAATGGGAGAACGTGTAAAAGCAAATAGCGTTTCAATTGAATCATCTGGATTTACTTTACAAGATGATGGTAATGGTAATTTACGAGATGCATTAATCAATTCTGCTTCTTTTGCTAACCGTAAAAAATTAATTGCATATTGGTCTTTCAATAACGAGTTCCGTAAGTTTCAAAATCAAACCGGAACTTTAAATGGTTCAATGCCGTTTGATAGCCGTACCTTTACTCCAGAGTTCAAATCTACTATTAGTAATGTTGTTTTAGAAAATGGCGTCGCTACTAGTGCCACTAGTGCTAGTGGAATGGCAGCTGGATTTATTGGTGGAGAGTCTGAAAATCCAGGTTATATTGTAACAGACCAAATCAAAGATCTAGATTTTGAATCTACTAAAGATTGGACTATTAGTTTTTGGTTACGTGCTCCAGGACAGTCAGCAGGTTTCGATGTATATGCACCTGTTATAAGTAAACGGTATGAAAAGGAGATACGAAGATATAATGCGGTTACTGGTTTAATTGAATCAGCAGTAACTAGTTCCGTGCCAGGAGAATTAGCGTATAATGAATTGCAACTTGAAGAACAGGTACGTACTAAATCTAAAAGGTATCCATTTCATATTGAACTATATCAGACACGAAATCCAGATCCGCGTCGCGGTGATATAGTAGCTAGCGTCGGAGGTGATAATGGTACTGCTACTGCTAGTATTGATATAACAGTTGATGGTGACGTTACTGGCTCTTGGCATCACGTGGCAGTTAGACATTCTGCGAATACTTTAGAAATATTTAGAGACGGCGTCGCTACCGCGCAATCAGCTTCAACGGCTAATATTGGATATACATCAAATAAGGCTCGTACGTTATTTGGAAATGCCGATACAACGTCTAGACTAAATGGTACATATACCGGTAGTCTAGCAGAAATTAGATTTTATGATTATGCTTGTACAGAAACTGAAATAGCTTCATTAGCAAATGCACATTATATATCAGGTTCATTATATCAAACAAATGTAGCAGGTAACGTGTTTTATCGTAACGGCCATATGGTAGTATCATCACCAATGCCAAAATTTCACGATACTCTGCAAGGTGTATTTACAGCTAGTTATAAAGGTACTCATACGGTATATGAAAATACAGTATTATGCAATATACCTAAGGATACGATGAATGTATCAGTTAATCCATCGGCAGTTAAGCAAGGATATGATTCATTACGAATAGATGGAATGACTACCGGATCTCTATTACCATATGTAACTGAGATTGGATTATATAATGACCAATGTGAATTGCTAGCTATAGGTAAATTAGGCCAGGCGATACAAAAAAGAAATGATGTTGATTTGAATTTTATAATTAGATGGGATTATTAATTTAAGGAAAAAGTTATGGGATGGGGATCTAATTCACGTGCCCGAAGAGCCGCGTTAAAGCATGGCTATCGATCGGGATTCGAACATAAAGTATCAGAGCAATTAACTGAACAAAAGATTAAGTTTGGATATGAGGATACTGTAATAGAATATACAATACCGGAGAGAAAGAGTAAGTATACTGTTGACTTTACATTACCGAATGGCATATTAGTAGAAACTAAAGGTAGATGGGTAGCTGCTGATAGAAAGAAGCATTTACTAATTAAAAAACAGCAACCTGAATTAGATATTAGGTTAGTATTCCAGTCAGCTAAATCAAAAATAAGTAAAGGGTCCAAGACAACTTATGCTGATTATTGTGACAAGCATGGGATACAATGGGCTGAGAAACAAATACCGGAATCATGGATAAATGAAAAAAAGTTCTTCTAAATCATTAATTATCCTAGAGCATCGAAAAAAAGTTACCTTGAGCTCTTGACCTTTTGGATTTTTTTCTTATATTAAAGAAAATAATAATAATTTTTTGTTTTTGTTTTCAGAATGCAATGAATGAAAATCAAAGACGAAACGAGATTGTTGGTTTATCAATGATCTCGCTAATATATAATATATGGGTTATAAACTAGACGGACTAATCGAATCGGTATTAGGTAAAGGGCGTGCGACTAACAAAGGTAATGTTGCATATTTCTGTCCTTTCTGTCATCATCAGAAGCGTAAACTTGAAGTAAGCCATGTTAACCAGTCATGGCATTGTTGGACGTGTAATGCAGCTGGCAGAAAATTAGTAACGCTATTTAAAAAGCTTAAGGTAGATAGAATACGTATTTCGAATCTATTTACCTTGCTAGATGAAACTGAATATAAACATAAAGTTACTACTACAGAAACACCAGTTGTAGAATTACCCGTAGAATTCAAACCATTATGGGAATTAGATTCTAAAAATCCAGAATATAGAAATGCGGTTGCATATCTAAGAACGCGTGCTATAGGCATTGCTGATATATTGAAATATAGAATTGGTTATTGTGAGTCTGGTAAGTATGGTGGCAAAATTATTATACCTAGCTATGACGCAAATGGTTCATTGAATTATTTTGTATCCCGGGCATATTATGAATCAGATAATTTTAAATATAATAATCCACCTGTATCTAAAGATATTATAGGGTTTGAATTATTTATCAATTGGGACTTGCCGATTATACTAGTTGAAGGTGCATTTGATGCTATAGCTGTTAAGCGTAACGCAATACCGCTATTTGGTAAAACGATTAGTAATACACTTAAAATGAGGATTGTAGAAAAACAAGTAACATCAATATATGTGTGTTTAGATAAAGATGCGCGGAAGCAAGCATTTGAAACGGCTGAATATTTCATGGGTAATGGTATTGAAGTTTACTTCGTTGATATACAGGATAAAGACCCGTCCGAAATAGGATTTCAGGATATTATTTCTTATATTGATAATACTTATAGGCTCACGGAAGAACGATTAATGGAAGAGAAGATTTTATGCATGTTGTAAAGAAAATAGATATCGGATTATCTAAGATAGACCGAATATATCATATTGCTGATGTTCATGTACGTAATTTAAAACGTCATAAAGAATACCGAATTGTATTTAATAGATTGTACAAATATATTAAAAGTACAAAAACACCTAATAGCGTAATTTATATCGCAGGTGATATCGTACATTCTAAAACAGACCTATCACCGGAATCAGTTGATCTTGTAAGTGAATTTTTTATTCGATGTGCGGATCTTGCCCCTACCATTATAATTGCTGGTAATCATGATTGTAATTTAAATAATAGTTATCGGTTAGATGCTATTACGCCAATTGTCAATGCTATTAATCATCCATCGGTATATTATCTTAAGGATACTGATATATATGAATTAGGCGATTGTCAATTCAATGTTATGTCAGTATTCGATAAGCCAGCTGATTTTATTCGCGGAGCTAATTTTGAGGGTAAAAATAAGATTGCATTGCATCATGGTGCGGTGCATAATGCCACAACTGATTTAGGTATATCATTATCAAATACTCATGTTACTAATGATTTATTTGCTGGCCATGATTTAGTCTTGTTAGGTGATATTCATAAAACGCAATATCTTAACAATGAAAAAACTATAGCATATCCAGGTTCATTAATACAGCAATCACATGGAGAGGTTTTAGTACATGGTATTATGGTATGGGATGTAGCTAAAAGAGAATCTGAATTCGTACCAATTAAAAATGATTATGGTTATTATACGTTTGAGGTTAAAAATGGCAAGATCGTTAATGCATCTAATAATGTACCACCTAAGCCTAGGCTGCGCCTTAAAGTAACGGATACGGATACTAGTGCCGTGAAATTAATTGTAACTGAGCTCAAACAAAAATATAAGGTTAAAGAATTAAGCATTCAGCGGATTAATAATCTTAACCAAAGTGCAGTAACACGAAAAATTAATTTTGCTGATTATAGAGAAGTTGAAGCTCAAAATAAAATTATAAGCGAATATTTAACTGATAATTATGTTATAGCAGAACCAGTACTAGATGCAATCCGACATATCAATCGAAAAGTCCATAGCAAGATACCAGAACTAGTTGCAAACCGGAATGTAACATGGATACCTAAAGTGTTTGAGTTTTCCAATATGTTTAGTTATGGGGATTCCAATAAAATTGATTTTACTAATATGACTGGTACATATGGATTATTCGCTCCAAATGCTACCGGTAAATCAACATTATTGGATGCGTTATCATTTTGTTGTTTTGATAAATGTTCTAGGACATCAAAGGCTCGCCATGTATTAAATAATAAAAAATCATCCTTTCAATCAAAGTTTGAATTTGAATTAGAAGGTCGTACATATTATATAGAACGAGG